AGCCCTTCTGATTGGCGGGAGTCATCTCATCGAATAGAAGCGAGACTAACTCGACTTCCACATTGCGGAGTTCTCCCTTGAGAATGGTGCGTTTACGATTCACGCTACCTCCTTGTTGTTGATTGTCTTTATGTAGTTGTGCATAGTTATTGCGCTCCGAAGTTACGGTTCTGCATGAAAAGCTGTTCATCAGCGGTTTGCAGTACCTCGGTCAGGTTGCCGAAGTTGAAGTCCTCCGGCTTCACGTTCCAGCTAAAGTCGAAGTTGAACTCGTTTGCCAGAGCCAAAGCCAGGCGGTTCTGCAGCGGTCTGACCACGAACTGGTAGAACATCCGCATATCGCTACTGTTATCGCCACCAAGCTGCCCAGGAATGAGTTGTGAGACGATCCTGGCAGGTACCCGGTGATAAGCGAGAATGCCTTCCCGGAGGTCTTTCTTGAGTCCTAAGAAGCCGCCTTCCCTGTCCTGCTGTCTGAGAGGTCGAGCCGTATCTTCACGTCCCGGCTCTCACTCTCGATCAGCACTGTGGAGTGGCTCTTGGCATTACCTTTGACCTCAGTAAGAGCCTTCTCAATCTCGGTATAGGCATCGGTCAGCACTTCATTACCGTCTTCGTCAGTGACTGTGCCGTCTCTGAGAGTGCCGCCTTCAACGATCACGAAGTAGTCGATCATGAGGCCGTTCTTGAAGTTGTTGTAGTCAAAGGTCTTGATCTCACCCAAGATCTCGATGTTGATGGCGATGGGCAGGCAAGCCAGGCCCCATGCATTTGATCTATGGGTTGACTTCTTCACGTGGATGATGTCCTCGTAGGCGAAGTCTTTCTTCTGGTTGTTCTTTACCTGGATGTAGTTGGGCTTGAAGAAGCCGAACTCGTCATAGTTCTCTACGATCTGAACTTCACTGGGCAGCATGCGTTCCAGTCCCATCCACTGGCCTTGAGCGTTACGCATCTTGATCAGAAAGCCATTCCCACAAGCGAGATAGAACTTCATCAGCTCTGCCAGGATAGTAGTCTGGTCTTCACAGGCAGGGAACTCGGCAGTTTCCATCCAGGACTTTACCTGGCTGTTCTTACAGTCGAACTGCATGATGGTCGCCATAGTCAGGGCATCGATGCAGCCACTGTGGTACTCATCGGTATCCAGGAGGTTGAGCAGATTGCTCATCGAATAGGGTTGAGAGACCACTTTCTTGGTCTCAGCTGCTTTGGATACCAACTGCTTCCCGATCCGGTGGTACTTTGATAGATCTATGGGTTCGGGTTTGTACTTGCTCTCCAGGAGATCGGCAGCTGAGCTGATAGCCAGGTTATAGGCACCTATTCGCATTACTCTCATGAGCCAGCTCCGGTTCCGCTTTTCAGCAGGTCGATCTTGGCGATCCTGACCAATCTGGTGCCGTCTATCCGGCTGGTATAGTATTCGATACTGGGAGGGTCCCGGTTCATCAGCTTGAGGTAGAAAGAGCGGAACTTCTCCTTGAGTGAGTATAGCTCAGAGTCCGGATCGGATGCATTCTGGGCATTGACGATCAGGAAGACTGTCCAGGCGATATCGGTGTCCACATATTGCCGGGAGGTGCCATGCTTGCCTATCTCGGAATCGAGGATCAGGATGGCGCAGGGCAGGTTCTTGGGGATGTTATCCTTGTTGTAGAGAGTTTCGGCCACTCCTGCCAACTTCAACGCTTCGGAAATGCGGCTGCGTTCGGCTTGGTATTTCTCAAGTGCGGTCATAGGCTCACCTTGATATCGTTCAACTGCTGATAGATCCACTGCTCTCTGTTAGCTATGACTGAAGCAAACACATTACGGGCGGCGATGCCTTCCCGCTTGATCTTGCCCCGGATGAGATAAGCGATCTCGGCTACGGTCAGAGCTTTACCTGTCTCTTTATCAGTCCAAGACAGGTGCTTGCGTTCGACCCAAGCTATAAGTGGAGCGATCGGAGTCCAGGAAGGCACTTTACCGCCTAAGACAAAAGGCTCGTGTTTCACATTGGAGCCTACTCTGAGAATCATAGCTGTATCGGTGGTTTGGAGCAGATAGCCGGTATTGCCGTAGAAGTCGCCTTTGTCATAAATCTGCTGTGCCAATATCTCCTTGCGGGACTCGGCATCGATAACCGAACCGATCAGATGCAGCCGGCTCTCCAAAGCAGAATAGATAGCTCTGTAGATCTCGATCATCAGCTCATCCGGAGATGTAAGATCACGATCTGGCATCAGATCACTCCCACCCGGATAGCACGAGGCTGTCTGGGCTTGAGTTCATTCAAGCGATCTAGACCGGCAGGGTTGAGATAGGCTTGCAGGATGGTCAGTGCTCTCAGTTCCAGATTGGCTTTAAATGCGTCTATTTCGCTCCCTGTGAGCAGTTCGGTAGCAGACTGGTCTAATCCTACGGTCTTGACGATGCCCTCGCCCAGGGTCTTCAAATTGAGAAACTCGGCAGTGGAGTACAGCATGAGAAACGAAAACCCAAAACGAAAAGAGATCAGCAGCGGGTCCTGATCTGGCAGATCTTCTTGTATTGCCCGATCAAAGTGTTCCTGCAGAACTAGTGAATGGATCACTTCCAGCACCAGACCCTGATGCTCCTTGAAGATGCCATTGTTGGACATCTCCTTAGGCAGGTTAAGAATGGCGAGCATGGCATCGGTCTCGACCGGAATGGGGATCACTTGCCCTTCCTCATCATTTCAGAAAGCTCAATTGCTCTCATTCCCACCTGCTTTGCCCACTTGGAGGCAAGCATCCCATTGGCAGCCCGTTCCCAATCTCCAGCCTTCACAAAAGCCAGAGTGTTCTTGAAACCAAGCAGTCCATTGATACCGAGGTTGAAGCACATGTTCAGCAGCACCGACTTCCGCACTTCATCAAGACCATTGTAGATATCGGGAATCCTTGCCTGAAGCTGCTTCTCGCAGATCATGATGTCATTGATCAGCATGATGTAGGCTTCTGACTCGGTTATCCCACAATCATCGAGATTGCGGCCAATCCCAATCGTCAGCTTACCTGCCGTACAGCGGTAAGGTTTCAGCCGCAGACCTTCATGTCTGACAAGCTGTGCTTTGATTCTATCCATCAGTTTCGCTTCCATTTATGTTCCTTGGTTGTACTGGATCATCGATCCGGAGCAAGAAAAGCTCTTCCCTGTATTATCACAAATAAGGAAGTATAAGGATGCGACAGATTTTAGGGTTGACAAAAATACACTGTGCATCTGAGTGTGAAAATACAAATCTGGCTGTGAGGCATTAATGAAACAGATTATTGAAGATATCCGTAGATTACTGAAAGACGGTACATTTAAAGACGAACAGCATGTTCGCTTTTCCCTTGTGGGTAGGATATGTCAGGCTCTGGGATGGAACATCTGGAATCCAGCAGAATTCTATACAGAGTACAATGTAAAGAAGTACCCGCCCCAGGAGATAAACTCCGACCTTCGGGGCCGAGTGGATGTGGCTTTGATTCTGAGTGAAAAACGTAATGATCTTGCTGAAGTATTTATAGAAGTTAAAACACCAGGCAAACTACAATCCGAACTTGCTGCAGGAGAAACTCAACTGCAAAAATACAACTTTTGGGATAAATCTGCGATCAGTGTCTTGACTGATGGGATAGTGTGGCGATTCTACCTTCCTTCCATTGGTGGGTCTTTTGATGGGACTTTATTCAATGAAATCAATATGCTAAAAGACGATCCCACAGCAATAGCGACGGTATTTGAACGCATCCTGAAAAGAGAGAATTTCCGAAAAAAAGCACTGCAAACGGCAGAAGATATGCATGAAGAACTGCGCAAGATCAATCTCCTAGATAATGTTAAAACTGAAGCTGAGCAAATCGCAACCAAAACAGGGATGTCCGCTTATTTAATCGCTAAACAGCTCTTGTTAACCAAGCATAAAGAGGATTTTGAGATAACAGAAATCGAAACTCTTTGGCATAAATCAGTTCCCGGAGCAGAAGAAAACGGGGATAGCGGTTCTGCTATCACACACGATAATTATGACCTTGATCATGATTATAGGTTCAAAAAACTTAAAAGAGCTTATGTAATTGATCAATGGTATCCAGTTACCGCTTGGTGGCAGCTAAAGAAAACGCTATACTTGAACCTCCAAAGTAAGCTAATTGGGTTAACCATAGGCAAAGGCGCAGGCATATCCCAAGATAAGACAATCTATGCGAACCCGATTACATTGGCAGATGGTTACTACTGCGAGGGACACGGAAGCTCATCTTCAATTCTGGGTCATTGCAGAACCGTTCTAAAAGCCTTGAATATGGATTATAAGTCTTCAATAAGAATTGAAATTCAAACTCAAACGGAGGAGTCTTGAGCCAATCTCATTCACAAATTGCGGCTTTCATTTGGAGCATCTGCAACCTCCTGCGCGGACCTTACAAACGCAACGAATACCGAAAAGTGATTCTGCCCTTCACTGTGCTCAGGCGCTTTGACTGCATCCTGGCACCAACGAAAGACAAGGTACTGGCAGAGCTTCCGCTTCTCTACAGCAAGTCGGATAACATAGTTACAGAGAGCCTGATCAGGATTACAGGTGTTCCTTTTTACAACAAGTCTCAGATGGATATGAAGAAGCTGCTGGATGACACAGACAATATCGCCATCAACCTTCAATCCTATATCAACGACTTCTCTCCCAATGTGCAGAAGATCATCGAGTACTTTGCCTTCTCGGAGCAGATCGCCCGCCTGCAAGATGCTAACTTGCTTTATTTGGTGCTGCAACGCTTCGTAACTGATGAACTCGATCTCAGCCCTCAAGCAGTGGACAATATGCAGATGGGCCTTGTTTTTGAGGAACTGATCCGCATCGGGGCAGAACAATCCAATGAGGAAGCCGGAGAGCATTTCACACCCCGCGAAGTTATCAAGCTGATGGTGAACCTCCTCCTCAGTCCGGAAGCCGACCTTGCCAAAAGCCATGTGGTGAAGACCATCTTCGATCCCGCTTGCGGAACCGGGGGCATGCTCACCGCTGCTGAGACCTATATCAAAGAGCTGAACCGTGATGCCAAACCTCACATTTTTGGACAGGACTGGAACAAAGAATCCTACGCCGTCTGCTGTTCCGATATGCTGATCAAAGGTGAAAATGCGGTTGTCCATTATGGCTGCTCTTTCGAGCAGGATGGCTTTGCATCAGATAAGTTTGATTATATGCTGGCCAATCCTCCCTTTGGAGTGGAATGGAAAAAGCAACAAAAAACAATCACCGATGAGCATGAAAAGCTTGGCTTCAATGGCCGCTTCGGGGCAGGCTTGCCTCGCATTAACGATGGCTCACTGCTCTTCCTGCAACACATGATCTCCAAAATGAGACCAGTTGAAGAAGGAGGCAGTAGGATTGCCATTGTCTTCAATGGCTCCCCGCTCTTTACCGGAGATGCGGGCAGTGGCGAAAGCAATATCCGCAAGTGGATCATCGAAAATGACTGGCTGGAAGCCATCATAGCCATGCCGGATCAGCTATTTTACAATACCGGGATCAGCACCTATATCTGGATCATCACTAATAAAAAAGAACAGCACCGCAAAGGCAAAATCCAGCTTATCGACGCTCGCAAGTTCTATCATAAAATGCGCAAGAGCCTGGGCAATAAACGCAATGTCATCGGCGATGGGGACGATAACCGCTTTGACCACATCAGCCTAATCACTCGCATCCACAGCGACTTCATCCACAACCAGGAACTGGAATTCACCTGTAATGGGGATACCCAAACAGCAATCGTCAGCAAGATCTTTGACAACGAGGACTTTGGCTACCGGAAGATCACTGTGGAGCGTCCCCTGCGCCTGAACTATCAAGTATCAGAGGAACGTATTGCCCGGCTGGATGGCATCACAGCCTTTGCCAAGCTGGCAGAAAGCAAGAAGAAAGACCTCATCGAAAAAAAGAGGGAAATAGAGGCTGGTAAAGCTCTGCAACAAAGGATAAAAAACGCCCTGGATAGCATGGATCCCAGTTTTATCTATAAGAACCGGGAGCAGTTCCAGAAAGCACTAAAAATGACTCTCTTACAGCACCGCCTGTCATTGGGCGCTCCGGAACTAAAAGCCATCCTAGAAGCTCTCTCGGAACGAGATGAGACTGCCGATATCTGCACCGACTCCAAAGGTAGGCCGGAGGCTGATACCGACTTAAGGGATACTGAGAACGTACCCCTCAAGGAAGACATCGAGACCTACTTCACAAGGGAAGTGTTGCCCCATGTGCCCGATGCCTGGATCGACCACAGCAAGACCAAGATCGGCTATGAAATACCCCTAAATAGGCATTTCTATGTTTACCAGCCGCCCCGACGCATGGAAGAGATTGATAGAGATCTTATAGACATTGAGAAAGAGATTGCTGAGTTGTTATCATTGGAATCCAGGTAATGAAAGAGCACAATGCAACAAGATTGACTAAAGAGATAATTGCACTAAGTAATTCTAATACTTGGGCTTTAGCCAAGAATGAGTGGGTGTTAAGTGAAGTATATGAGGAAGATGAACCTACAACCTGTCTTTGTGGTCATTTTCCAATCATTGAGATTTGTGTTATACGCAATAAGATAAATGGGGCTGAGACCATCGTAGGCAATGTATGTGTTAAGAAATTCTTGGGAATACCATCAGATCGGATTTTCTCAGCAATTAAACGAATATCAAAGGATAACTCAAAGTCACTAAACATTGAATCTATAGAATACATGAAGCATAGAGGTTGGCTCACTGATTGGGAGTATGGGTTTTATTGCAATACTCATAAGAAGAGAGTGCTATCCGACAAACAGATGAATTCCAGAATAGGTATCAATCAGAAACTACTAAGAAAATCAAAGAATCAGTTATCTTGCAGGGGGCAATAGTGATCGGATTTAAAAAATATACAATACTCAAGAATAGTGGGATATTGTGGGTGGGAGATATCCCTGATCATTGGGAAGTAAAAAAATTTAAGCACTTTTATGCTTCTTCAATGGGGAATACAATCTTAAAAGAAGATTTATCAGATGAGGCGACTATTCCTGTTTATAGTGCGACCGAGTATGTTGAGATTCTCGGTTACATTGACAACCCGAATGTTCTTCTCCACCGAGAAGATTTCATTATCCCAGCACGCGGTAATTCAATTGGACATGTAAAACTCGTTGAAGACAAGTGTACTTGCACTCAAACAACAATTTATGCAAGAAGACGATATCCGGGCAGGATAAATTCAAGTTTCGTCTATTGGTATCAAATTGGACTAAGAAAGAAACTTTACGAATACAATAACACTGCAATACCCCAGCTAACGGTTAGGCAAGTTAAAGATAACCCAATACTCGTCCCAAGCATGGATGAACAGCGAATGATTTCCACATTCCTTGATCAGGAGACTGCCCGGATAGATGCTTTGATTCAAAAGAAAGAACGGATGATAGAGCTGCTGAAAGAGAAGCGCATCGCACTCATCACCCAAGCCGTTACCAAAGGACTGGACCCCAATGTATCATCGAAGGACTCCGGGATAGAGTGGCTGGGCGAGGTGCCGGAACATTGGGATATTAAAAGGTTGAAATACGTGTCATCTTGTAATGATGAATCTCTTCCAGAAACCACAGATCCAGATTATGAGATGTTGTATGTTGATATAAGTAGCGTTTCAAGAATTGAAGGGATTACAACAAAAGAAGAAATGAGTTTTGAGGATGCTCCGTCTAGAGCAAGGCGAAGAGTTAGAGATGGTGACACAATTGTTTCCACTGTAAGGACATACCTAAGAGCCATTGCACCAATTGAGAATGCAGAAGATAACCTTATTGTCTCAACAGGCTTTGCTGTGCTAAGACCTTTAAGCATATTTTCAGGTTACCTTTCTCTATTCTTACAATCCCACTTTGTAGTAGAATCAATTGTGGCAAGATCAGTAGGGGTGAGTTATCCTGCGATAAACGCTAGCGACATTAGGGATATCAGTATAACAATCCCACCATTGAGCGAGCAACATGATATTGTCGACAGAATTCGTGAAGCAACGTCACAGATCGGTGCACTTCAGACTAAAAACAAGCAATCTATCACCCTCCTCCGTGAATATCGCTCTTCCCTGATTCACCATGCCGTAACCGGTAAAATAGATTTGCGAGATTATGATGCACAAGTACAATGAACAAGCCTTTGAAGCCTTTATCGAGTCTGCCCTGCAAGGCGGATGGACTTCTGTAGCCAACACCGCATTTGATGCTGCCACAGCTCTGTTTCCGGAGCAAATGCTTCATTTCATCAGACAGAACCAATTATTGCTATGGGAAGAGCTTGAGAAACTGAATGGCGATCTCTTACCTCAGCAGCTTATCAAGGCACTAATTAAAGAACGTAACCTAAAGGGCACACTGCATATCCTGCGGCATGGCTTCAAGTTCCAGGGTAAGACGCTCCGGCTGGCTTATTATCGCCCGGCACACTGCCTCAGCAAGGAAGCGGAGGCTCTTTACCAAAGCAACACTTTTCAGGTCTGCCGCCAAGTCTTTTACCATCCAGACAAGCAGCAGTCCATTGATATGGTGCTGGCGATCAATGGCATCCCGGTGGCCACGCTCGAGATCAAGAATCCCGGTACCGGGCAGAATGTAATGCATGCCATAAAGCAATACCAAGATGACAGAGACCCTTCTGCAGCCTTACTTAGCTTCAAAACCGGGGCACTAGTGCACTTTGCAGTGGATACAGATGAAGTGTATATGACCACGCATCTGAAGAAACAGAAGACCTTCTTTTTGCCCTTCAACCGGGGCAGCAACCCTCAAAGTATCGACTGCGGCAAAGGTAATCCAATTCATCCTTCCGGGCATAGGACAGCCTATCTCTGGGAAGAGGTGCTACAGCCGGACAGCCTCCTGGAGATCGTGGGCAGTTTTATCTTCATTGAAAACGCGGGCAAAAAGGACGAGCGCATCATTTTTCCCCGTTACCACCAGTTGGACTCAGTGCGTAAACTTTTAACACAAGTAAAAAACGATCAGGCAGGCAAAAACTACCTGATCCAGCACAGTGCTGGCAGCGGCAAGACCAACAGCATCAGTTGGCTGGCGCATCGTCTGGCAAATCTGCACACCGCGGACGACAAACTGATCTTTGACTGCGTGATCGTGATCACAGACCGCGTGGTGCTGGATAGGCAGTTGCAGGATGCAATTTATCAGATCGAGCATGCCACTGGCGTGGTTGCTCCGATCAAAGAGGGCAGCAAACAGCTTGCCAATGCGCTTGTTGATGGCACCAAGATCGTAATCACCACTCTGCAGAAGTTTCCCTTTATTCTGAAGGGACTCTTGCGAATTGCCGGAGCCAAAGACACTGATATGCCGGATGAGGCGGCACTGCTGAAATCCAAAGCCTGGCAAAAGAAGATAGCCGGCAGAAAGTATGCCATCATTGTGGATGAGGCGCACAGCAGCCAGACCGGGGAAGCAGCCCGTGGCATGAAGCAGATATTAGGCGACAAAGCAATAAAAACCGAAGATATAGAGGATTGGCAGGATGAGCTGAATATGGTCATGGAGTCCCGCGGACAACAGCCCAACCTAAGTTTCTTTGCCTTCACTGCCACGCCCAAGGGCAAGACCCTGGAACTCTTTGGCACGAGTGGCAGGGCGTTTCACAATTACAGCATGCGCCAGGCCATTGAAGAGGGCTTCATCCTGGATGTGCTGCAGCGTTACACCACCTACAGCACCTATTTCAAGATGATCAAGAACACCGCTGATGATCCCAGTATGCCGGCCAAGAAAGCTGCCAAAAAGCTCTGTAAGTTCATGCGCCTGCATCCACGCAACGTGAGCCAGAAAACGGAGATCATCATTGAGCATTTCCGAAGCTGCATCATGCCACTTATCAATGGTAAGGCAAAAGCGATGGTGGTAACGGATAGCCGTTTGCAGGCGGTGCGTTATATGCTGGCCTTCCAAAAGTATCTTGGAGAGCATCATTATACCGATGTGCATCCACTGGTAGCTTTCAGCGGGACGGTGATCGATCCTGAAACTGAACTGGAATATACTGAGCCGGGGATGAATATCGATTATAAGAATGGCAGGCATATTTCAGAAACCCAACTTAAAGACCGTTTTGGCAGTGAGGATTATCAGATTCTGCTGGTTGCCAATAAGTACCAGACCGGCTATGATCAACCCCTGCTCTGCGCGATGTATGTGGATAAACGTTTGGATGGTGTGCAAGCTGTGCAGACTCTATCCCGCCTCAATAGAATCTACCCAGGCAAGGAAGCTCCCTTTGTACTGGACTTTGTGAACAAGGCAGAGGACATCCTAGCTGCTTTCAAGCCTTACTACACTGTCACAGAACTGGAATCCGAATCCGATCCCTCGCATCTGGAAACTTTGAAGCATGAGTTAAACCAGACGCAGATATACAACTGGAAAGAAGTGGAGGACTTCGCCAAGGTATTCTACAAACCCCTGGGGCAGCAAAAGCGAGGGGACCATGCCGCCCTGCAAAAGCAACTTCAGAATGCCGTGGAGCGCTATAAACAGCTTGAGCATGATGAGGACAGGGATAAGTTTCGAGACAAGCTGAAGGCTTATGTACGGCTCTATGCTTTTGTTACACAATTAATCAATTACACTGATCAAGAGCAGGAGATGCTCTATAGCTTTGGGCGCTTTCTACTGCCGCATATTCATCCCAGTGACAGCCGGGATGCTTATCCGGAAAAAGATGTGGAACTGCAGTACTACCGCCTCCAGAAGGTGATGGAAGGCTCAATCGATCTCTCAGATGGCGAGGAGGTAAAGGTTAAGTCCCCCACCGATACCGGCACTCGTAAAGCCAAGGAAGAAGATAAGCCGCTTTCTGAGATCATCGAAACCTTGAATGAGCGCTTTGGCACGGATTTCAGCGAAGCAGACCGGCTCTTCTTTGAGCAGATCAAGGAAACTGCTATGCGTGACGAGGGTGTGCTAAAGACCGCCGCCGCCAATCCCCTGGATAAATTTGAACTGGGCATCCAGCAGATTATTAAGGACTTGATGATGAAACGTTTGAAAGAAAATGATAAGATAGTGAGCAGATATATGGATGACGAGATGTTTCAGAAGGTGATTTTTGGGATAATGGCCAAAGAGATTTATAAAGCATTCAAAGAAGTGGAAACCTCAAGTACATGAAAAAGATATCAAACACGCGATTGACCTTTTATGAGAACAGAAATCGCAGATACATGAATTTGAAACATAGACTAACTAAAAGGATGCGGCATAATAAGTATAGATTAAAAGTATTAAGACTGACTGATCCAGTCCTCATGAGTATGATGGAAGCTCCATCGAGACGAAGAGCTAAGGTTAAAGAAGTTTACAGAAAAAAAAGCTATGATAATCCACCACTATCAGTTCAAATACATGAAGACTTTGGTATCGAGGAACGTGTAAATGCGCAGAGATTTCTAGATATAGCTAGTCAATTTGTTGATTGCAACTCGAAGACAATTAACTTCGATCTCTCCAAGTGCACACGTATGTGGCCATCTGCAGTGACTTTGCTATGTTCACTAAAACATTGGGTAGAAATGAAAGCTAAACCCGGTCAAACACCACATTTGAGATCAACTAAGTCTGAACATGATAACGTCAATGGATACCTTGATGCTTGCGGATTTTATGATTATGTTGGGCGTGCTAAGGACCATTCAAAAACCCAGCATAATCAAGGTGAAATGGTGAAAATTGAGAAAGAAACAGAAAAATCCAGAATCAAATCCAGAAGGGATCAGATCAGATCTCTGTTAACAAGATTTAGCTCATTATCTTCAGACGAACGAGAGAAGTTTGTTGACCATGTGCTTGTTGAAGTTACTAACAACGTAAGTGAGCATGGGTTGGGAGTCCATAACACACTTGGTTGGTGGATTATAGCTCAATATCATCGATCTCATCAGTTTGTTTCAATTTGCATCGCAGATAATGGCATTGGTTTTCGTAACTCACTTTTGTCTGGCGCTCAGCATAAATATATTGAAGAAAAATATGCGAGCATAATTAAAGATGAGGGTAAAGCAATCAAACTTGCATTTGAGGAATCGGTTAGTGGAGCTCTCTATGCCCCGGTAAAAGAGAAAAAGTTTATGGGAGATAAATACGAAAGAGGATCAAGACGAGGGAATGGTCTGAAAATAATAAGGGAAGCTTGTAGCGAATTAGGAATACCCCTTGCGGTTCTATCCCATCATGGGTATCTTTTTATTGACGCATTAGGCGCATACGAAAAATTAGGACATAGTGATAAACGTATATTTGCAGGGACGTTATATCACTTCTTGATACCAGCTAAAGGAGATCATAATGATAAAGAATATTGATGTTGGCAAAGACTTCTTTGTTGACCTTGTAAATAGAGATGAAAACCAAGGAGATGGGCAGTTTACTGCTAAGCAATTCAGGGAAAAGTATTTGAGCCAGATGGACAACAAGGAGTTTTGGATTAATCCTAAAAACACCATTGTGTTAGATTTCCAGAATGTTGAGGTGCTAGGTCCATCATTTGCAAACGAAGCTTTCGCGTATTTTACGAAGTATGCAAAACCTGAGATAATCAAAAAAGTCATCAAGATTGTTAATATCAGTAAAGTTAAGATGTCCACAATCGACGTAGAGTTAAACAGGAGCTATGACCGCAAGTGATTAACCACGCAGTTTGAGAGTGAATACTCTTTTGAAGGTCAGCAAAATACTTCTCATTTTATCAATAATTATTGTGGGCTTGTTAATCCTGTATGCTCTCCTTAGACCGCTATACTATAGAATAGATGCTGTTCTATGGCCTGTCAGACCCATCTCTCTCGAAGAAGCAAGGAATTACTATAGTGTCCTTTCCGCTTTCGCTTCGGTTATTTTTGGTTTTTCTGGTTTGTTATTGGGATTTCTCTATTTTGCCAGGCGCCAGAGATTTGATTTAGCGAATAGAAAACGTGACCAGCTTAGAAATATCCTTGATGTACTGATAGATAAACTAAATTTCATCGATAGATCATGTAACAAAATACTAACCAATTGTGCATCATGTGTTAACAATAAAAATTCGCTTATAGCGGACGTGCATTCTTCTTGGAATACGTTCACGTCAATCCTAGAAAATCACACAAAATTCCTAGAATTTGAAGATACACGCATATATGAAATTGTTGAGATGTACTCAACAGTCGAAAAACAGATACTGCTTCAGGATACTTCTACACTTTCAAAGCAAAAACTGGGTGATCTAATTCACGACTATAACTCTCTTATGCGGAGAGCAAGAGACATATTATACTCAAGGTATTTAGATAACTTGGGGTAAAATGCTGTTAAAGCATTACTGTAGTCGTTCTACACTTCCAATGAAAGGGTGGAAACGGAGTATGTGCTCCGGAAACACCTACCGGATTCATCTCTGAGTCGTATTCGATCTGATCGTCTTTGATCCATGGTGCGAGAGCTTTGATATAGCCTCTGGCATCATCCAGGCTGTTCGACTTGGTGTCCAGAGCCATGAGATTATCCATCACTTCAAGTGCCTCGTTAAGGGGATAGACTCTGTCCTGTGCAGCCAAAGCCCGGCAGATGTCACTGGTGCGGTCATCCAGGATCACCACGAGCTTGTAGTATCTCGCTTTGGCTTTCTTATAGCCCTGCAGTCTTCCAAACTCACGTATTCTCAGTGCAGTGTGCTCTGCCAGTCCCTGCCAATAATTAGATGAGTGATTGGCGAGGTCATTGAACTGATCTTTGAGGGTATCCGCAAGCATCTCTTTTGTATATCCCTGCTCAATAGCTTTGGAGAGTGTGTCTGCAAAGTTCTGCCGGACATCAGCTTCAAAGTGATTCCCGATCCAGAACAACTGCTGCCTCTGGATGGTGGAAGAGAGGTGCTGATCTTCGATACCCCAGAGTCCGATGCTGATCTTGGTGGGGGCTTGTACTTGGGTGTCCTTGAGTCCGAGCCGCACACAGCGGTCTATTATCGCCTTGGTGGGCTCATTAACCAGTGCTGCGAAGTCATCTCCCAACTGATTGTTGATGATGCCCATAAGCTTATCTATGGAGTCCTTGTTGATTTTCTCGGCTCTCGGCATGTCACTCAGCATCTGGATGGCAAGTCTTGCTGCATCCTTGATCTCGGTTTTCCAGGCATTATTGAGGACCCTATAGTACTCCAACATAAGCTTATCGTAGTAGTTCATCAGAAGCTGAACCTTCGGACTTTCACTCTATTTCTGCCGATATCGTATTCGGAGAAGCGCTCCAAACATCCTGCCAATGCATCACAGCCATCGATATAGCCGTCAGGATAGGTGAGGAACTGACTTATTAGAGTGGGAGTGTCCTGTCCGTCCGGGAAGAGTATCTTGGCAGTCTCGATACTGGTCTCAGTGCGTTCTATACGTAGGTTCTTGTTATCCTTGTTATCGATCCGTTTTATTCTGTGCGATATCGGTGGCAGATGATTATCATTAGCCCACCTGTCGAAGTCGGCAAGGATACGTGCCTGACCGTAGGTAGTTTCGCAGGCTGCTCTGGATTTTACTCTGTAGATTCTATCCAATTCCTGATAGGCATCATAGTAGTATCTGAAGAACTTGGTATTCTCGGTCTGACGTATCCAGACGTGGATCACATAGAAGCGATTACCGTCATAGCCAATGGAGATCACAGCCTTGAAGCAGCCTTTCTCTCCCCAAGCAGGATCGGCATAGAGCCAGACTCGCTTCATCTGGGATGGTTCTGGTAATGTCCTATACTTGGTGAACCAGTGGTTCTTGAAGATGTTCCCTTCGATTACCGGCTGTCCAAGCATCTCCCTCTGATATCCAGTCATGCCGAACTTGGCACGCAGGTTGGGCAGAGTGGCAGTGGGGTATTGAGCTTCCCAAGTGGATGTCCCATCAGGATTCTCCAACGAGAAGCGCAGGATTGCTTTCTGGTGCGTTTTAAGTGCGATCTGGCATCCTAAATCCAAATCTGGATTATCAGCCCGTATTTCGCCTAATATGAGCTCCTGAAACTAGCAGATGGCATAGTTAGGGTGTACCAGGTTACCGAGCCAGATGATCTTGCCACTGCCTTCCGGAGATAATGCTCCAGCAAGCTCCTGGGAGAGCTTCTCCATGCGTCTCTTACCGATGGACTGGTTGCCCATGTTCTCTTCTTTATCGATATCATCACAGACAATCAGTCCTGGTCGCTTGGCAGTCTTGGGATTGATCGTTCCACGATGAGACTGCTTGATACTCCTAGCTCTGATCCTGGCCTTGTTCTTGAGATAGAAATCCAGATCAAAGCTATCCATAGGCTGCAGCTCTGGATAGTCGATTGTGAGCCGTTTATTGTTCTGCAGCTCGTGTAAGGTAAACGCAGTCCGTTCCTGTGCCAGATCTATGTCTGCTGCAGTATGGATCACGTAGCGTTCACCTTTGATGATTCTCCAGATCGGATAAACCACTCCCATAAGTACCGTTTTGCCCAGCCCACGAAAACCTGTGACTCCGATGATGCCTGAGCCCTTATCAGTCTCATCGAACATGGTTTCATGTGCTGGGCAAAAAGGTAGTGGGAATACATGCGGGAAATAGGTATGACAGAAGAACGAGAAGGCATCCCAACCCTCTGATGTTGTCCTCCTGATCCTCTCTGCTTTGGCTTCGGGATTATCGTCTATAAAAGGCAAGACGGAGATCGTTTTGGATGCGATCTCCGTCAGAGCCTTGTTATGCCGTTGGATGAACTTCTTAGGCATAACCGGGTAACCCCCCGACGCCCAGGGGGACGGACGTCGGGGACCCGGAGGTCGGAGGACTGACCATGTCGGGCTGTTGGCTTGGAAGGTATGTAGGGTCTGTAGGCTTAGGCTTGGGAGGCCTTAGGTAGGATGCAGGAAGGCTAACCATTTCTAACTCTCAGATAATCTGCCAGATCGTGCAGAATGCTTTGGAACTGCTTGAGCAAGGTCTCATGCCCTTTCTCGATCATGAAGTCGGTCACCTGATCTAGGAACTTGACGATATAATCGTTCAGTTCTTTGGAGGGCTGCCGATCCTTCTGATCCTGCTTCATCATGCTCACCAGGCTTTGGATGGCAGTATCGGCAGGATTCTTGGCATACTCCCTGAGTGCTTGAATGAGTGCCTTCTTGCGGGCAATGGCAATCTCGTGGTCGAGTTGGTTCTCCTCTTTGAAGAGCTCGTCCCACTTACCGCTCTTGATCCACTTACGGACAGTGATGTCGGAGACTCCGAAGATCACCGCCAGTTCCAGCGGATCGGTCTTGCCGTTCAGATAGGCTTCTTTGCAGTTATCCCGCTTGATGCGGAACTCACGGCTGTTACTCATACTCAGGGCGTACCTTGTGCTTCAGTAGATAGATGTTGAGGTCTTTACCGGAACAGCGTAGCTGTCCGTTTTCTTTAGTACGGAAAGCAGGCAGAGGATCACCGATGTCACGTATCCAGCGGTAGACGCTGGAGCGGTCGACCTTGAGGATATCGGCTATCTCATCGGTGCGGTAGGTGCGGTCATCATTGAAGATACTCATCAGTTCCTCTGCGGTGTTGGTATTCATAGGTGCCATTATTCATTCTCCAGTGTTCTTATCAAATTGAGATGCGTTACGCTGCCACTGTTTCTTAAAGGGCAGGGAAGTTGAGGATGATCTGGCGGAACTGGCCAGACTCGTCACGTTCATAGAAGTTGATGTACTGCTTGGTGGATACCACTTGAATGGCCTGGTCGATCAGTTCCATAGCTTCCTTCCAGGTTTGATCCTTGATGTTGTAGCGGCGCAGACGCAGGATGCGATACTTGGCGATCTCGCCTTTCTTATCGACCTGGAAGGCTTCGCTGATGATGGCTCGGAGGTTGACGTTAGAGTCGGCAGACCAGGCTTTCAGGCACTCATCGATCTTCTGCTTGGCGAGTTGGAGTTCGATGCCGAACTGGATGCGCTCCTTGAACCTGATCTCGACCCGGTACTTGCCGTCAAAGCTGTTGAGGACAGCATTGCCCTTCCAGTCGAGTCCGTTCTTTTCGGCTACCTGCTGGAGATACAGCTCCACGTCTTCAAAGAACTGGTTCTTGTCTGCCACCATACGATCATGCAGCTTGATAGCCCGGTTGATGGTCTTGGTTACGATAGAGTCCTGCTTGAGTATCTCCGGCCTGATGATCGAGACCGGAATGCTCTGTCCGTTAGCGTCAACTCTGGTGGGAATGGGCTTCTTAGCCTTGGGGGTTTTGGGTGTGTCCATTAGATGTCTCCTTCTTGGTTGTATTTTTGGCTTTCTTTTCATTCTGTTTGATGTAGTTCTGCAGCATTGCGATCACCGCTCTGCGTTCCTTCTTGTTGAGTAGGTTCCAGTGGCTTTTGGAATAGTGTTGGATGGTAAATGCCCGTAGCTGGGACTCGGTCCAGCCCGCAGTCTTCATGAGATAGAACATATACTTGCCCTGACGGTCGAAGCTAAAGATTTGGGGTCTGCCATGCTTACGGTACTTGAGCAGAAGTGCTTTCAATTCAGTTAAGCGATCCTCCGGCAAAGCCCTAAGTGATTCGCCATAGCCCAAGCCCTTGATGATGAACTTGAAGTCATTTAGGGTCCAGTGGAACTTCTTGACCCGGAGGCCATGTATCTCTTGGCGTAGTTTTCGTTCTCGTTGTTCCTGAGTCATAGAATGCCCTCGCTCTTTACTTGTGGTTAGTAGTTTTAGTAGTTTTCTTACGGCGTCTCTGAGGTTGGATGCCGCACTCGGCCCGCTTCTCGCTAATGATGCCTTTCTTGATCACCGAGCCGACTTTGCAGATCATGCTTATGTCCTTGGTATAATAACCTGACTTACATATACCCACCGCATCGACTGAGATCAGTGCCTCCAGGTAGAGATAAGCCCACTGACGGCTGCGCTGCATCTTGGAAGCCAGCTGTCGGATGCTCTTTATTTGGCTCTTATCAAGCAGGAAGCAGATATCCTGGCAGGCTTTAAGGTCGAATGCCCAGTTGCCGCAGTAAATGGTTGCTACATTGATATTATAGCGGCCCCGGTTGGTTACATAGATATCCTCGTATTTGGATACCTTGCGGATCACATTGCCTGTAAGGAGTTGGTTAAGGCGCTCCTGAACCACATCCCGGTCTACTCCGGTGCACTCACAGATCAGATCTAAGTTGAAGTAGCTGACGAAGCGGTCTACGAAGCGGTCGATTATAATGCTTTGCTCGTTCATAATGCCACCTAAATATGGTTCATGGCTGGGATAGGATTGATTTTACTTCTGACTTCAAGCATGTGCATGATCTTGATGGCTTTCCTCAGATTCCCAGCTGCGTTGAAGTGGATGTAATTGACCAGGGACTCCGGGCAGGGAATATTCATCAGTTCGGTGCCCAACATTCTAATATCATCCTTGCTTACCGCTTCGAACTCGTAGAAGTAGTTACAGCGGTCAAAGTAGTAAGCATTGATCTGGTTAAGCCTATCCATGGCGTTCTGCATGCCCACCAGGATCACCACTGCGAAAGTCTCATCCACCAGATCTCTGACCGATCCGAGTAACTGAGGATAGCGGAAGGCGTAGTCGATCTCATCAATGATGATGACGGTATCCTCATTATCGAGGAGCAGTTGGATACATTGCTTGTAGATGTTGTTGGTAGTACCCACGGGGAGATAATCACCCATACCCAGGCTTCTGTATAGATTCTGGAGCAGTTCCTTGGCGAAGGTTTTGGGAGTGGTCGTGGCTTCCAGTCTGATATACACGTAGCCACGAGCATAGGCAGCACGGCTGGCATAGGTGGTCTTGCCGAGGCCGGGTCTGCCGTACAGCATGCCCAGTCCCACCATCTCCAGGCGGGGACGCTTAAGCAGGAAGTCGATGCACTCATCGGCTTTCTGGACATTGTGGATCGGGACAAGTTTACCTTGCTTCATCTATT